ATCCTTACGTAAAAACTCTCTATTAGCAAGAATATCTTTGTCTCTCCATCCGAGATATTTTTTCTGTGCATATGTTTTTGAGACAAACTCGTTAGATGCAATACTAGTAAAGTTATTTGCCTTTTGCTCAAGTCTTTGACTTTCGCGCATTTCGTAGAAGTTAGTCGGAACGTTAAAGACAACTTCAATATTTTGTTCGTTTAAATCAAGCTTATCCCAAAGTCCCTTAAACTTAAGATGAGTAATAAAACCTCTTTTAATTCCTGATGCAAATCTTTGTTGCTGTCTTATAATAAATCTAGCAAATTTTAGTTCTTCGCGTAAGATCTCAGAGCCATCTCTAAATGCATCTTCTGGATCAAGTCTTGAGGTTGGTACTTTAAGTGATCTATATAACTTCTTGATAAAGTACATTAAATCAGCTAATTCGCCTAAATTCTGACCTCCTGCTAGTTGAGATACACTTGACCCTTCCGACCCAGTTCTTTTCGGAAACCAAAATGCATCGAGCATGGATTGCGGATTGAACTTTTTAACAACATCAGCCTGATCAATATCAAACGTTTTAGATGACCAGTAATTACTAATTAACTTCTTAAGATATGCTTCTGCTTTAGGAGCAGGCATATTACCTACATCAACGTTAAATACAAGACGCTCAGGAGCTCTTACCAGGCGATAGATTACAATAGCGTCTTCAATTAATGAAAGCTGTCTATAAGCGCGGCGAGCGTTTTCTAAGAACGGTAAAACCATGTTCTTAGTTTCATTCATTACTCCTGAGTTAATATACACTACCTGATTTTCATCAAGAGGTATAAATTCAATTTTTTCTTGCTTGTCGGGTCTCGTGGGATCAAAGATAGGCTTCTTGTAGATAAAGCCTTTAACCATCATATTTTGTATATTATTATATACAGGATCTATAAGTTCGGAAGGAAGATTTACAACACCTAATACACCTTCATTTAAATAATCCTTATGGATAATAAGCTCAAAAAACAGCTCACCTTCAATTAAAAATTGTCTAAAATACTGCCATCCTCTATTTTTAAAATCAAAATAATTAGCAAACTTACTAAACTCTTCATCAAGCATTGTTTTATCTTTACCTGATATATCTATGTTTTTATACTTAATGTTTACTTCATTACCATTTTCATCTGTGTTTATTGCCTCGTCGCAAATCTCGTCAAGAGCGTCAGCCACATCAGAATAAGCAGCCATCACTCTGTAGTCTCTCATTCTTGCTCCTTTATTCTCCTGTATATTAGCATACATCACCTGACCAAACGATGTATCTTTACCCATGGAGCCAATAGGCATATTGTTATACTCGTTCGATATAGATATAGAGTGCTTAGTGAGAGCCTCTGAGCGACGCATACCTGTGTCAGCGAATGTTTTATATTTTGGATTTAATTCATTATTTTCCGTATCAACTATATTTGAGTAAGGTAGCTTATTTTGAATATAGGACATTAAATTCCTACCGAAGGTAGATGATCTTCCGTCATTAGAAGTATAATTTTTATTCTGATTTGAGGTAGTATCGGCCATCTTTAGTATATATATTTAATCAAGATTTTGTAAAAGTAAAGCTATTTATAGAATAAGTGCTAGCCCAACCTACAGGGTTATTAATTACTATATTAAAGGTACCTGCACCTGTTAACCTAGATAAGTCCAGACTTATCATATTGTCATTTAAAATTGAATAATATGAAGACTGTAGTACATATCCTGTCGTTCCTCCAGTATATTTTGATGAAATGCTTGTCTGTGTAGTTGTTAACGAATCTAAAGTAGAAGAACTTAAAAGTATTAAATTTGTATAATTAAAATTTGTACCATATATAACAAATGTGTTATACGCTGTTATAGTTTCGTTAAGAGTAAAACCAGAGGTTATTTCCAATAAACCACCTGATGTATTATAATATACATTACTTATACTAGGTATAGCAGAAATGCTAACAGTCTCAGTAATTTCTGATAATGAATTGAAGAAGGTATCGTAATTTGTATCAGTTATAATCATATCGCCCCTCATAGGTATAAAATTTGCGTCTATAAAATAAATCTGGTTAGATATTTCGTTTCTATTTCTAAATAACCATCCCTTAATAGTAAAGGTAGTATCTGCAACAACTCTAAATTTATCTGAGTAAGATAAATCGGTAGGCTCATTTATTGATATATTACCACTCCATAGTACTTCAGATCTTATCTCTACTACTTGCGAGTCTATATTAGTAGGCTCCTTCCAGGAAATTATAATGTAAGGATTATTATACGGTACAAAGTTTGAAAGTATTTGATCCATGTCTTGCAGATATCTTGCAAGTATCGACATGCTAACTTCAATATTAATAGGTACAGGCATTAATAAGCTACTTTTTGCCCGATCACCCGTTTTAGTATATAGACTATCTAACTTATTAAAGACTCTAGAATTATCTCTACTTATACCTGTTATATTAACCGCTACTACAGGAAGGGTTAAGTTTTGCGCTTTATTAACTATATCATACATTACGCGCTGTTTAGGAGCTAGCACGTATCTAACCTCTATTGTTTCCTTCGGATTTCTATCTTTATCATATCTTTTAATAACAACATCATCGAAAGCTGCTATAAATTGAGTCAATAGATCTTTAATCTCAAAGTTAAAACTTTGGTCATTCATTCTTATATTTAGTCTACATAAACCTCTCTAAAAAGTATTTTGGAATTTTGTGTTTATTCTTAATAATAGCCTCAACTATAGCTGCATCTAGTATATACGTAACACAATGATCTTTATGAGATCTAACACCTCTACCACAAGACTGAATTAGTGAACTTAGCATTTTATTCATATACCAGTTAAAGTCTAATTTCATCATCTTTTCAACACGCTTATCTGTCATGGGCAAATAAGGAGCCTTAATAATAATCTGAAAGCGTGCTAGATCATCTTTTAAGTCTACACCATGAGACATTGACGGTGATGCAAGAACGGTAGGTATACTACTGTTTAGGTGCATCTCTAAAATATCCTCATTCCTTACTCCCGGCTCTCTATATAGAATCCTGTTATCGCGTAGATTATCTTTAAGGTAGTTAGTAATAGTATTGGTTTGAGTATGAATAATGCCTTTTTCGTTACCGTGTTGATTGCATATATCTTGAATTTGTTTTGCGATCTTTGGTAGATTGGCCTGCATATTGTTATAGTTAAGTTTTACTTTTGTATTAGCATAGATAGGAGACTTACAAGCATCAAAAGTAGAGTCCGCTTCAATATATTTAAATTTTGTAATACCAAGAGTCTTACAGAAATTAGCAGGATCAATAATAGTAGCAGACATTAATACTACTTTATCTGCATAGTCAAAAATATGACTTGATAATTTATCAACCTTTAGAGGCATAAAATTAACACCTTTAGGTAATCTCTCTGTAATGTACTCACTATCATGCCACGTATCAATTAACGTCTTAACCTTAGATTGGAGGTTTAGTAACGAAATAAGCTCTGCTTTTTTATCACTAACAAAAAGAGTTGATTTACCACTATCTGACTTACTAGTAATTTCTTTTAGCTCATCTACTCTACCCTCAATATCTCCCGAAAGTGTACTCAACCACCTACCCAACTTACCGTAATCACTATCACTAGGAAGCGGTCTAATAACTACTTCTGATTTTTTTAATGATTCAAAATTAATCTGACAGGAGAACTCTTTCACTAGTTGATCCTCTAGCTCAGATGCTTCATCGCAAATAATATACTGTTTACGCTTTACGTGGTGCGGTAGAGCAAAAAACATATTATAATTAAGAGTAGCGAAGTTTGAAACTATAGCTTTGTTACGCGCTTCATAATACGGGCATGAGTTTTTAGACCAGCAGTCATCTTTAATTTTTTTAGTAAGAAGACAGGGAGCATGTTCTACAGAATAGTTCTGATCGTAGGAGCATTGATAATTAGATTTACCCTTTAATACATCAACATCAGAAAAAAGATCTTTATATTGATCTTGCAATGCTTTTGTAATTGTTAAAGCGAAAGCACCGAAGGGCTTTTGATCTTCCATTTCATCCTCATACTGATAGCTACCCGTCTGTGTTCTTTTAAAGATGTGATACGTGTTTACTGTATCTCTAAAATCTTTAGTGCACGACCGAGATTCATTACCTAGTGTCTTTGAGATAAATGACTTACCAGAGCCGGTAGGAGCGCTACACACTACAAACTTATACCCATCTTCAAACGCTTGCTCTATGTTTCGTAGTAATTTAACTTGCTGCTTGTTAGGTGTAAACGAATCAGGAAATTTACTAAGAATATTTATCATTAATAATATTATATCGTAGTTCCTTTAATTTAAAGGTATAATACTTACAATATTATCATAAATTTTACTAGAGGTACTTTTATTAACACCTTTCAACGTATTAGTTGTGATGGAGTGGTTATTACATAGAGAGGTCAATTTATAATTGAGAGTGCATCCTCCAGCAGCGTTTTTATCCATTAAAAAAGGATAAGGCAACTCTAAAACCTTATTTGTTTTTTTATCTGTCTCAATATAAAATCTAATGAAATATTGCTTTATATTAAACAATGTGAGCTTACCAGTCTTTAAAACCTTATTATTACATTTAATGGTTACCTTTGACTGTAAATAGGACTGAAGTATTTTTGTGTAGAGCTCTATATTCATGATTCCATGTACAGAATTTTCTGCTCTGTATTAAGAGTATATATCTCATTATTGAAAAAAGTCCAGAACTGCTCATTAGCAGGTATCTGTCTTATTATAGTAACTTGATCTGCAGATACTATTCTATAATCTTGCATTAGTATATCCCATACTATACACGCATTTTGTCTAGCTTCATTAAACTGTTTATTTTGACGTGGTGGGGTATAATTTAATACAATACGACCGTTTGTAGAGTTTAAGAGATCGTAAGACTTTGTACATAGCATTCTACGCGTAGCTGGTTTATTAGCTAGTGGTATGCGCCGTACAAATCTCAAATCGAGAACATTATTGAGGAGAAGATTCTCCAGTGCTTG